CCTACGTCTCTTTCAAGATTAGTAAGTCTTAATTCGTTTTGATTAATAGTGTCAGTAAGATTTACAATATAACGAACACCAGTAAAAGTTCCGACTAAGACTGACGCCACAACCGGAACCATTACGATATTCTTTTTTAATAAATCTACTAAATTCATTACTTAACAATGTAAGCTATAACAAGAACAGCAAATACAAGACATTCAACCTTGTGGTCTGACCAGTAATGCATAGCTTTACTTTTTATTTTATTAATCATATTTCCTCCCATATAGTCTTCATATGTTTTTATCACAATATTGTTACATATGTAACAACTACATTGATCGCATTTACGACCACAATGACAATTGTGTTTGCATTCAAAACAATACGTTTTCATTTTTTTTCCTCTATTTCATAGAAGAACTTATCCGTATCTTCTGTCCGCCACGCTCTACTATCTTCTACATTCCATTCAGAAGTCTGCACTTTCCAGTCAGGAATATTATCTTTTACAGTAAAAGAAGGTATATCCCATATACATCTGTTGTTAGGTTGTGCTGCATAATTGCCATCGTCTAATGCAATAATATGAGCGCACTTATGTTCGTGCGGAATCTCTGAATGATCAGTGTCAAGTATGTTACTATCTGGATGTGCAAAGTCAACAGTAAATAAATATTTACCTGGGTGCCATTTCTTGTCTTTTCCTATATACTTTCCGGCTTGTCCGTCTAAAATATCCCAACGATGAACAGCAGGATAATAAGAAAAACAATTCCAGAGCTGTAGTTCATCAAGTCGTCTTGTGGGCACTCTATGTGCTTCAAATCCCTGTTGAATAAACGCGCTAATTGGTAAGCGATAAAATATTGCACCGTTTTCCATAATAGCATGCCATAGTATAGCACGACCTGTAATAGCGCTAAGACCAAAGATAATGCAGTCTTCAACTTCTCCGTGATGTTTTTTACAATCATATAAATATTCTCTTCTTATTTGTGCATAAGTTGGTGGTATATTTGCATTCAAGTAAGCCATAATTTATCCTCATTTTATACTACCCCAATTGGGTCCAGATTCATAGTCCACTTTATTTTTAACCTCAAGAGGTATCGTTTGTTCCATTGTCTCTTTAATTAATTTTGGTTCGTGGTCCGTGATCGAAAAACAAAGTTCATCGTGTATTTGTATGTGAGGTATTATACCTTTTTCATATAGATCGACCATGGACTTCTTTGTCATATCTGCAGCTGATCCCTGTATTAATCTATTCAAAGCTTTGTAGGTAAACGCAGGTGTATAGTACCTATCAAAATAATCCATGTAGTTTGAATCTATCTTGTTCTCTTTATATTTATCTAGCATCTCTGCCTTAAATGCTTCCATCGCTTGCTCTTTCGTATACAATGGCACTTCATTAAATCTATTTATTTCAGGGTTCCATTCTTTATTAGTTGTCTCCCATTTATCAAACCTGCAGAATCTATCGTACAGTGTAAATAATAATCTATTATCTTTAGCAAAAGTTATCAGTTCTTGTGATAGCTGACGTACAAAAGGGACTCTTCCATGATATTCATTAAATAATTCTCTTGCCTGTCGTTGATCAAGGCCCAACTCTCTTTGTAGCTTAATTTTACCCATACCATAGAATAGACCTAGGTTAATTGTTTTTGCCTGTTTCCTGGAGATATTAGCCATGTCAGCAACGATTTGATGAAAATCTGCATCATCCTTGTCAAATTCTTCTTGAAGGTTCTCTGTGCCTGGTAAGCCCAGTTTTATAGCATAATGCACCACAATACGTGGTTCCTGTTGTGAATAGTCAAAACTACCCCATTTACAACCTTCTTCTGGTATAAACAATTCTCTCATCTTTTGACCTATAAAACCTTTTGCAGGTATCTGTTGTAGATTAGGATTTGACATACTGAATCTACCTGTAACCGTACCACCCGAATCTGATCTTATCTGATTTATATCTGCATGTATTCTACCCTCATGCACATATTCTAGTAATCCATCTATAAAAGTATTTGCTGCCTTGTCATACTCTCTTGCTTTTGCAATCATACGCAGGCATTTGTTACTATGTGTTTTAAGATAATCTTTTGGTAGTTGTGGCATCTTAGATTTAGGAGTGACCTTGTAATCTTTTATGTGTAGATGATCTAATAATTTTTTAATTGATGCTGCAGCCCAGATGTCAACTCTGACTGTTGTCAAAGATTCAATTGCTTTTAATATCTGTTCTCTTCTTTTTTTAAGATGTCTTCCAAACTCGATTGCTTTTGCGACATCTATTCTAACGCCTTTGAATTTCATGTCAACCAAACATAAAAATAATTTTGTTTCTAATTCAAATATTTGTCTACAAGTTTTTTGTTCTCCATCTTCTTTAATGTATAATACTTCGTCAATTTTTTTATTAAAAAGATTCCATAACTTGTAAGTTAAGTTTACGTCTTGTTTTGCATATTCTTTTACAATCGATGCAGGAAGTTTATGCATGTTAGTCATTGGGTCTTTGACTGTACCACCAGACCATTCTAATGTTTTCTGTTGTAGATCGTATTTGTATTTCTCTTCATTAAGATAATCTTTTGATAGTGAGTCTAGTGAATATTTAAATCTATTCTCATCAATAACAGATGCAGCTATCATCGTGTCAACAATTCTACCTTTCATCTTCATACCTGTTACAGCTCTGATCCAACATACATCATACATCGCATTGTGAAATACTTTTGTAATGTTTTCGTTTTGAAATATTTTTTCGTTAAGAGCATCCCATATCTTTTCATCTCTTTTATAATCTATAAATATATCTGAATGACGTAGAGGAAAGTATGCAGTCTCTTTTCCTGTTGCAACTGCGATACCACATATAAAACCATCATTACGTATGGCACCTAGACCTTTTGTTTTAAGATTAGGATCGTATGTTTCTATATCAACTGCAACCGTATCTACATCTTTTAGATCTAAGTCAATTGGATGTTTACACATTATAATCTCTCTCTAATATCATTTCTAAATAGTGTATCGCTTTCTTGATGTCTTCTTCTTTCCCCTTCGAAGAGTGTCTGCATATATACTTAATAGCATTCCCCTCTGCAAAAAGCAATTTATTCTCATTTATAAACTCTGCAGGTTGAATCTTAAATTTTTTGTAATGATTCCCGCCATGTTGTTTATTTAATGATGTGTATCCTGTTCCTTTAAATATACTACTGTCTGTCATCGTTCTCCTAACCTCCTTCTAAATTTATCTTGAGTTGATATGGTCCAACAATCGTATTTACCACGACTATAAGCAACATACTTTAATCTTAATTGTGTAAAGTAATCTTCTTTTCTAAATCTAGATTCATCAACTATAACATTGTCAAATGTTAAACCTTTTACTGTGTGTATGTTTGCATACTGAACTCTTACATCTCCTTCTAAATCAAAACCTTTTTGTAAAATTTTTTTAATGTATAATAATCTTTTTTCGTAATCTTCCTTCTTACCTCTTTGTATTCTTATTAAACAAAAATCTCTTTCTTGCGATGCTGTTTCTTTTAAAAATTTTTTACTTATTAAATGATCTATTGTGTATTCTCTGTCTACCCAATCTTCAAAAGTTTCTTCACCCTTACCCCGTACAATAACTTTACTACCTATATACTGCCAAAAATCTTTTATTTGTTTAAGTGGCATAGGTGTACCCTTACAAAAGTCTGGCCATAGTTTATGACATCTTAATTCTTTTTTTGGTACGTGGGCCGTGTTTCCTACATGTGCAAACTCTATACCATTGTCTTTTAAAAATTTTTTAACCCATGAATCAGAGGGTGTTTGTCTATAAGTAAATAAAAAAGTCTCATTAGTATTTCTTATTTTATCTAACAAGATTTCCATAGCACTACACATGTTTTCTAGATTAGGTAAACGATAATGATCGCCTACAAATTCTGTAGATTTCCAGGTACGTTCGTAACCATAATATTCCCATATCGGTTTTATAATTTTTTTACACAAAGCATTAATAGTCTTTCCGCATCTATGACCTTGTTCTAATTGTTCTGCATTTCTTGATAGCTTGTGATAATAATCTGCATCTGCTCCTGCAAATTCAAATATAGTCTGATCTGCATCACCAACTAAATAATATTCTTTTGCTTTAGTTGACATTTTTTCTAATGCTTTTCTTTGTGGTACGTTACTGTCTTGCGCTTCATCAACTATCAAAGCATCTATGTCTGGTTCTACAGCTTTATCTATAAAATCTCTTATCATGTCATCATAATCACAAACATGGTTGTCGTGTTTATATTTTTTATAGTGAACTAACATCTCTTCTATTGAGTTTAGACTGTAAGGTTTGTAAGAATTTTTATCACATGTTTTCCAATACTCTTTTAGAGTTTTACCTGTTCCAAAAGCATCTGATAAATATTTGTAAAACATATGTTTATCATTATCAAAGTCAGATTCTTTAACCTGTTGTAGTTTAAATAAAGATTCTATCATGCACATGTTCTTATGATCTTGATAACTAAACTTTTCTTTTCGACCTACCAGTTTACTTTTACAATATCTGTGTATTGTACATATCCTGTATTTAAAAGTTTTCTTAGTTAATCCTTTTTCTTTTACTTCTGGTAATTTTAATATCTCGTCTCTTATTTCATCAGCTGCAACGTTAGTATGAGATAATATTATTATCCTGTCATATGTATATTGTTTTAATAACTCTATATATTTTTGTGTTATAAAAGTAGAGGTCTTACCTGTTCCTGGTGGTCCTGATATAAATTTAGGCTCTATCATCTGTTATTTCTTCGTAATTACCTTCTATAATTAAATCTTCTACTTCAAGTTTCTGATTATAAATACGCCATGATACACAAGATTTGTTTTCAAACTTACCGTGATTCTTTTTTGCTTTTAAAATATTTTGACATTTAATAACTAAATCCACCCTGGATAAATTTATTTTTTGTCTATGTAAATAATCTTCAAACTTATCTAAATTAAATTCTAAAATGTTATTGCTTTGATTATAATAAGGTAAACCAAAGTGTGCCAATTCTTTTTTATTTGTATATGCTTTTTGTTCTGAAATATAATTTTTAAAATATTTTACAAATCTTAAATCTTCTTCTGCCTCTTCAACATATTGATCTGATTTTTCTCTTGCCTCATACTTTCTACGCATAATTTCTTCAAAGTCTGTAGGTTTCATTTCTGGAATCCAAACAGATGCTTTACTAATTACAGCATCATAAAATAATTTTTTGTTTCTAAGTGTAGGACCATCTACTGTAATTGTTTTTTCTACAGCCTCTCCTTGTACAACTGCATTTATTTTTACAAAATATCTGTCACTACCATACTCTATTATCTGTCCGATAGATTGTTTTGCTTCTTCACTTGTTGCTTCTTGTACACCTATCCAACTAAATAATGTTGCAATTGTTTTTGTAGAGCACCCAATAATCTCTGCAAGTTTCGGCATACCAAATTTTCTATTTGCCTTTTTATGTGTAGTGCCTTTTTTCTTTCTTTTTTCACACTCTTCATCTTTTGCTGCTACAGCAATCTTATAAACAAAATCATCTATGTCATCTACATTCCATTCTGTATGTTTTAACAATACACCTGCTATGGCAGTGCAGTAATCATCTCTTTGTCCAGAACCTGCATATGTAATACACAACGCAGCGGATAAAGCTATCTTACCTAGATCAACTTTTATGTTACCTGGGTACTCATCGATACCATCATACTTAACCCATTTTACAATTTCATTTGTTGTATGATATTTTGTTTCTGGAACTAATGTATATTTGTTTGCGCCATGTCTTATTTCACAAAGTGTTGCACCATGTGGATAATTTTTATAATAATTTTCTAATTCTTTTGGTAGTGCAAATTTTTTATAGTCTGATGTACCAGACCAAAGATAATGACTTGATGGATTATTTTTTCTACCAAATATTGCGCCACAAGATTTTATGTGGTCACTTGTAAATCTTTTAACAACATCGTTATCAATATCAAAGTCTATGTATTGATCGAGTCTAAGTCCTATTTGTTTTGTTAAGTGTTCTATTCTCCATTCTTCTTTCGTAATCTTAAAATCCGGGTCGGACCATTTTTCGACCACACTCTGCTTTGTATCGCAGGGTATGATCACCCTTCCCAGATCTATCCAATCCTCATACGTTATAGGAGCTTTTGTTGCTTTATCATTCATAAATTAAAAGTGGGCGTATCCACTCTCGCTTAGACGCCCACTACCTAGGATACTATAAATTTAAAGACTTTTTAGTTTGCTCTTGTGCTTCGGGTTTAGCTTCTATCTCACCCTTACCTACAGATTCTGCAAAAGATTTAGCCATGTCATAGATTCCTTTTTCTGTAACTGGTCCTGCTTTTGCTACATCCCAACCAAACCATGTTCCTTTGTCGTTAGACATCTGAACAGTTGATAAAGTATAAATGTGGCTGTAAGTTGGCGGAGTAAATAAACCATTTTTACCCTGCATCTTTAAACCCATCATCATTGAGTTCCATTTTCTACTAACTTTAAGTTGAGTAGATTTCATAGAGATCAATGCAGTTTCTGGATTTTCACCTAAACAAAGTACAAAGTGACTAGCTGTGTTATCAAGGTAGTTACCATTTGGTAATCTATCTTTGTAATCTTTACCTCTAGTTGTTTGACTTATGATATCACTATCTGCATCGTGTATCGCTACAGGTGCACCTGTGCTTGTGCCTCTGTCTTGCCATTCGATGTACTGTCTTTTGTAATGACATGGTACAACATTTATTTTGTCATACAATGCATTGGTGACTGTGTTTATGATTTTGCCTGGCTCTGCGCCCTCGACATATTTACCATCTCTTTTGTTTACCTCTGGAGATAGTTGGCCCAAAATTTTTAAGAAAGGCAACGCAAGATCTTCTTGCGATATATTTTGAGCGCCTTGTTGTGCATCTGCTTCCATATCAAATGTTGCTAATGCTCCATTCTTTTTTTCTGCTACTTGGTTCATGTTTATTTGTTCCTTTTTATTGTTGTTTTATTCTCTGAGAATATCCCAAAGATTTCCGTTGGCATTTCTTTTCCTGCCTCAATACGCTCACGGACTAGCGCTTTCAGAGTCATAGGTTCTACCTTCATCTTTTGTGTCGGTTGGAACCCGTGACCCTTCGCAAGTTCAGCATAATTTGCTGCCTTGTTATCTTCGTTACGACCAAATGATACCGAGATCTCATTTTTAATAATATCACCCAGTCCATTGTTACGAAGCCAGTTAAACGCCGTTTCTTTATTTGCTTCTGTAATAGTAGCACGATACGACGTTGAAACTTTTAGATGTGATCCATCTTGTAATTTTAATTCTGCTAATCCCATCTCACTCATCATTGTAGGTATAATATCCCCAGAAAGTCTTTCAATCTCTTTCTTGGTGCTTTTCATATTATCCTCTTGTAGTTGTAGTCTAGTCTGCAAAGACTCTAACTTTTCAACTTGATCTGCAAGAGACTGAATATTTTCAGTTTTACTCATTGCATCTTGTTGATCTTTTTCAAAATCAATTGTCATCTATTTCTCCTTTCTCGTATAGATTAAT